AGCACACGCAATGAACTCACAATTGACCTCATAGACGACCGTCCTGATACTCAGAAACAAATAGAAGAACTACGAGCTATGGTCAATCTACTACAACAGCAAGTTCAAAACCAAATCACACATGCCACCAATCCAAACCTTTCTCAGAATTCATTCAATGTCGAATACTTTGAAGAAGAGACAGTCACCATCCCTTCCTCTTCACTCTCCGTCGCCTCAGATGTTACAATTGAAAACAGCGTTGATGAACTTCTTTCTTTATCCACGGATTCAAAGTTGGAGATGGAAGAAATTGAAGAAGAGCAAGCTGACAACCATGAATTCTTAACATCCGCGCTCTCATTCTTTTCTACTGTCAGCGAACCACCTAATGAAGCTGCAAAGTGGGTTTGGTCTCAACGCGCAACAGAGTCTTCTCCCTATTATTGGCCTAATGCTGTTTCAATGGAGCTCGAATACAACAAAAGCAATATCCGGTTCTGGCCATGGCAGACTCAGTTAGAGGGAGCTGTTGCCATTCGTCACACTCCCTTAATTCGCGGAGCCCGTTGTTATGCCATTGAAGACGGAAACAAAATGTCATATTGGAAGAAGCCTCCCTACGATCCAGAACGCATCAAAGTTGAATTCAAGAACGGCTATCGATGGGAAACTCTACCTTGCAGCGGAGCACGTCCTGAGTGTATATATTGGATTTATATCACAGAGCTTTTCATACCCAACCCTTCGTCCGGTCCTTGGACTGCTGTCTTCCGCACTGGGAAGCCACTGAAAGGTGTCAACGCTGACACTGTAAAACACTTCAAGCAGTTTTGGGATTATCACGGGATGAATTTCAAACAGGTAACTGACTTCAGAGATGCAGGTGGTGTAGCTGGAACAGAGCTTAGCCATTTCTTGGACACGATTGCAGAGATGAAATCCTCTTCTCGAAAGAAACGTTTGGAATGGTTTTTGAATTACATCATGGGCAATCATAAAGATACTCGCTCGGCTCTAAAATTTTTCGTGAAGACCGATGAAGTGTTGTATCTTGAAAAGAATGACGATGGTGAATTGAATGGCAAGTCAAGGTGTATTTTCAACAGCGCAGACAGCGATTTCGTTGCAACCCAGGGGTATTTGGTAGATATGAAACACGTCATGAAAGATGCCGAAGAAGCTACGGAATGGAATCCAAAACCAAATTTTATTGAACAGACTCTTCTCAAACGCACAGAATACAGAGACTTCACAAGATATCCAAAACCAAAAACCTGGCATATTCCAATGGTAACACGCAAGGGCAAGAAAATTGATGTTTGGTTCACCTACGGCGCAGACACTGACAACGTGCAGGAAAGCATTTGGATTACCAATGCTGTCAGAAGTGGAAAAGGTATTCATGTGATTGTTGGTGGTGATGACAATGCTATTGTCATCCACACACAACGTGGCAG